AATAAAATCACGATGTATGAAAACAATGCAAAGCTACATCCTGATTCTCAAATAGAACAAATTGCAAACTCAATTAAGCAGTTTGGATTTAATGATCCTATTGCACTTGATGAAGGCAATATAATAATTGAAGGTCATGGACGGTATCTTGCAGCTTTAAAACTTGGTATGCAGAAAATACCATGCATTGTGCTGTCGCATTTAACCCCTGCAAAGAAAAAAGCTTATATCATAGCTCATAATAAGCTCACAACATCGACAGGATATGATGAAGAAAAGCTAATGGCAGAGATCGAAGCAATAAAACTTGATGATGATTTTGATTTTGATTTGTCTGAAATAGGCATAGATGTTTTAGACTTTGGCAGAGAACCCGAACAGGTTGAAACAGTCGAAGATAATTACGAGATTCCAGACACAATAAAAACAGACATAGTTCTGGGCGACCTGTTTGAAATAGGACAGCACCGCTTATTGTGTGGCGATTCAACCAAAATTGACGATGTTGAAAAGCTGATGAACGGCAAAAAAGCGGATATGGTATTTACTGACCCGCCGTATGATTTGGAAAACGAAGAATACCATTCAAATATATTCTTATTTTCAAGAAACGCGCACGTATTTGTTATGCACGATGACAAAGGAATCGTTAATTATCTACGTTTATCAAAACTTGAATTTTCAAGATTCTATGTTGCTAACTTTGGATTTTCTTCACCACGTGGAAACGATCCATATTTATCACATATTTTAATTAGTCAAGAAAAAAACGGAAACGCAATACCTCATAAAAATATGCATGATGGTTTTCGTTCAATAATTCCGATGGATTATAGATTTAGATTAAAGGATGACAAAACAGAACATAAGCATCAAAAGCCAATTAAATTCATATCAACGTTCATTGAACACTTTTCAATTGACAACTCATTAATATTTGATTTATTTCTTGGCAGTGGTTCTACAATGGTTGCTGCTCACCAACTCAACAGAAAATGTTACGGAATGGAGTTAGACCCTATATACTGCCAAGTCATTATTGACAGGATGCGCAAACTTGATCCGACACTTGAAATCAAGCGGAATGGTGAAAAGTATAAATGAAAATTGCATCATTTCAACAGATAGCAGATAGTTTAGGCATATCAAAGCAAGCTGTTGACAATCAATATGTTAAAAAAGGTTATCTTGCAAAGAACAAATTTGGTAAAATTGACATTGATAATGCTGATAACAGACTTTTTTTAGAGTCAAAGGGTGCTGATTTTTCTGTTTTTTATGCTGATAAAGAACAAAAAGTGATACAAAAACCAGTTGAAATGCCGAAAAAACCCGATAAAACACCGGCTAAAGGTTCAAGATTTGAAACAAACAGCGAATTAAGCCCACAATTAAAACTTGATTTAAAGATAAAATTGCAGACTTTAAAGTCAAAAGAAGCCGACACGCACCTTAAAAAGATTAAAATTGAGGAGTTGCAAGGCAAACTTATTCCCCGTGACCTTGCGGAAAGATACATTGCAGACACAATCGGAGCTTTTTCTCAGTCACTTATATCATTGCCGTTTGCTGTTGTTGATAATATCTTTTCAATTATGACCGAAAGCCCGAAAAAGCGTGAGGACTTAATAACGCTCTTGCAAGAGAAATATACAAAAGAAATGAGCAAAGCCGCAGAGCGTGGTTATAAGAAGTTTAAGCGTGAATATAAAGAACGCATACAGGAGCAGGAACAACTTGAACGAAACGGATCTGAACAGGATAGATGAACATATTGATTTTTTATATGACACGGTAAAATCTGTAATCCCTGTAAATGTAGGAATACTTCCAAGTGAATGGAACGAAGAAAACAGATCAATTCCCCCGGAGTTTTCATCAAAGCCTGGTAGATTAACTTTCGACAATTCACCTTTTTGGAAAGAAGTAATTGACTGTTTAAGCCCGCAGAACCCCACCCGTGAACTTGCTGTAATGAAGGGCAATCAGCTTGGATTTACGCAGATTGTCATTGAAGGTGCGATGGGTTATTTTATCGACTGCTTTCCGCAACCTATCCTTTATGTATCTGCAGATAAAGAACTTGCCGAATTGAATATGTCAACACGAATTGACAGTTTGTTAAAAACCTGTGACTTGCAGCATAAAATCAAGCCGTCAGTAACAAAGAAGTTTAAGTCAAAGACCGGTGACACAAAAAGCCGTAAAGAATTTTCAGGCGGTTTTATAGCGGCCTTTGGAGCAAAGAATCCAGACAAATTAAGACAGATTGGTTATCCGGTGGCCCTTAACGATGAAATTGATACTTATGCAGATGATCTCAAAAATCAGGGCGACTCAATAGAACTTATCAGGCGCAGAACAGATGCCTTTAGCGAAACAAGAAAGATCGTTTATGGATCAACACCACTAACAAAAAATAGTTCTAATATTGAAAAGTTATTTAAACAGGGTGATCAATGTTATTATCAAGTGCCTTGCCCTCATTGTGGAAAGATGCAGGTTTTAACATTTGGTCACGGCAAGGAAGGCCCCGGATTAAAGTTTGAGACAACTGAAAACGGTAACCTGATTTATGATTCAGTTTATTATCAGTGTGAAAATGGTTGCAAAATTCAAGAAGTGTATAAATATGAAATGTTAAAAAAAGGCAAGTGGGTTGCAACTGCTGAACCATCCGTAAAAGGATTAAGAAGTTTTCACATATCAGCTTTATACAGCAACTTTTTTAAATGGAACGGAATAATAGAAGCGTGGATAAGTTGCACGGGAACCGGAGACCCCGAAAAAATGAAAGCAAAATTAAAAGTTTTTATAAACAATATCCTTGCGGAAACTTGGGAAGAGCCGGAAAAAACAATCAGTTACCGTGAAGTTATGAAGAATTGCCGTAACTATAAACCAGCAACAGTACCAAACAAGATCGCTTTAAAAGACGGGAACGGCAGAATCGTAATGCTTACGGCCGGTGTTGATGTCAATGGTCAATATGATAAAACAGACGGTTGGCTTGCGTTTGAAATAAAAGGTCATTGCTTAAACGGACAAACCTATTCAATTGCTAAAGCTGAAATTCACGGCGTTACGGATAAAGGCGGCAATGCTTGGACTGCTCTGAAAGAATTAGTTGAGGAAAGTATTTACACAAGTGATGACGGTATAAATTACAAGATCAATCTAACCGGTGTCGATGTCGGTTTTAAACCTGATGCCGGATACTGGTTCGCAAATTACTGTGATAGGGTTGTTCCGGTTGCAGGTCGAAATGATAAAGTAAAAAATGACAGAATTGTTTTCCGTCATAAAGTTCCGCTCGGTACAAGATGGAGTGTTGACACCGTTCATTACAAAAATATGATTGCGGACCAAGTTAGGCTAATCTGGGATCAGATACCGGGGAAACCGCAACCTTACGGGTTTATGAACTTTCCTGATGAAAAGCATTACAGCGGATTAGAGGATGCAGAATTTCAGAAACGGCACGGCATAGTATTAACCGGAGCCGGGTATGACAACGATTATTTTAAATGTTTTGGCTCGGAAGCTCCACAGGTGGAAAAAGACGACCCTAATGAAGAGGGTGGCAAAGTTGTCGGATGGAAAAAACGCAACAGCAAAGCAAGAACACACTTCTGGGATGTCACAGTTTATACCTTTGCAGTCAGAGACATTTACCTTATGGGAATTGGCGAAAGTCTTAAAATTCAGAAGCCCGACCCGTTCGGGATAATGGTTAAACTTGCGGAATATCTTGAGACCTATAATGAGCAGTGGGGATTTTAAAAATCCTTTACATTATAAAAAATCTTTACATATAAACAGTAAATAAATTTTACAAAAAGCCATATTGTAAAAATATTTTACATTTTCTCTTGACAACATTGTAAAAATACTTTACATTGTGTTGAACTATGGAGGGCTTTCAATGGCTACTCTTGCAGAATTACAGACACAGCTTGCAGAAGTCAATACAGCTATTAGTGCCGTATTAACAGGCGGTCAGGAATATCGCTTCAATGATGGACAGATTGAAAGCATGGTCAAGCGTGGTGATTTATTTCAGTTAAGACAGCTTAAAAAAGATATTGAATTTCAGATCGAGGAACAAACTGAAACGGGTGGTTTTTATGGATTTTAAGTTCTGGAAGAAAAAAAAAGAAAAAATAAACGAAGAAACTTAAACAGAATTATGTATCTCTCAATTATCATTTATAGATTTTGCAACAAATTATTATAATGGTGATAAAACCGGAATGTATAGCGGTTTCGGAATAACCATCGACACACGGATTATTGATCTTAAAACATTACAATACAGATCATTACAACTTTCAAGAGAAAACGGGTTTGGAAGTGCCATACTCGGCTTGCTTGAAACAAAAGTAATAAACAGCGGACTTAAATTAAGGGCACATCCGCTTGAACCGATACTTTCAGAGATAACAACAAACGAATATCTTGATGGATGGAGCAATAAAGTTGAGTGTCTCTGGGATGTATGGAGCCGGGATAAAAGACTTGTAACAGCAAAGCAGGATATGACCTTTCAGGAACTGGAAAGAGTTGTTTACCGTACTTCAAAATTATCCGGTGACTGTTTAGTCATAAGATCATTTAACAAAATGGGACTGCCTGTTATCGAAGTGATAGACGGAATAAACATTGAAAGTCCTGTAATGGTGGATAGAGATATTGTACACGGTGTTGAACATAACAAAGACGGAATAGAAATTGCTTATTATTATAGGAATAAAGATAATGAGCTTTTAGAGGTCAGAGCATACGACAATAAAGGAAAACGGAGAGCGTGGCTTGTAAGGTCAACTGAAAAGCGTATTGACGAACGCAGGGGACTACCGTTGTTATCCGTTGTTATGCAGAATATAAACGAACTCGGTAAATATCTTGATTCAGAGCAGAGAGCGGCCCTTGTAAATTCTTACATTGCAGTAGTACACAAAAAAGACCCCGACCAACCGGGCAAAACAGATCCTTTTACACGGGCCGGAACAACCGTAAACAGTAGTGATGTAACAAGTGCGGCAAAGTTTAAGCAGATGCAGCCCGGATATTTTGCAACAAAATTAGCTGCAGGTGAATCAATAAGCAGTTTTGATACATCCAGACCGAATGTAAACTTTACAAAATTCTTTGAATCAGTCAGTAAAATAATGTCTTTTTCACTTGGAATACCGCCTGAATGTCTTTTTCTTGAGTTTGATTCAAATTATTCAGCAAGCAGACAAGCTAAACTTGAATTTGAAGATCTTATAAAAAAAGAGCTTGCGATATTTACAGGCAAATTTAATCAGCCGATATATGAAGACTGGTTAGACGGAATGATCTTATCAGGTAGAGTTGAAGCACCGGGATATATCAGAGCTTTATCAGATGTTAAAATGTTTGATGTTATTGGAGCTTGGAGGTCAGCAACTTGGAGAGGCCTGCCGAAATCAAATGTTGACGGACTTAAACAGGCAAAAGAGCTTGAGATTTTGCGTAAATACGGATGGAAAACAGACGACCAGATCACAGATGAATATTTTGACGGTGACTGGGATGCTAATATGCGACAGAGAATAAAAGAAGCTGAAAAACTCAAACTGGTAAATGATATAATCACACCGGAAGAAACCGATATAACCGGTATAGATATGGAGAGCTAAATGTATTTTGTATGCACGGAAGAACACTATAAAAGCGTAATAATGCCTAAAATAAAATCTGATCTTAAACCTGAAACTTATGTAAACAATATTCCTGCAATTGTCAGGGGTACAGACGGCAAAATTGAAGGTGTTATATCTGTTAAAGGGACGCTTGGAGCGTGGTACGGTACTCTATATTCAGATATTACAAGTCAGATCAAAGAACTTGAAAAGAACGGCAGAGTTGAAAGGATAATCCTTGATATAAACAGTCCCGGCGGTTATGTTGACGGAGTTATTGAAACAGCAAGAGCAATAGCAGAATGTAAAAAAGAAGTTATTGCAAAAGTCGGATTTATGGCGGCAAGCGGTGCTTACTGGTTAGCAAGTCAATGTGATAAAATAATTGCAACAACAAACATCGCAACTTTTGGAAGTATCGGAGTAATAATATCTTATCTTGATTTTAAAGAATACTTTGCAAAAGAAGGCATAAAAGAAATAGTTATTACATCAACAAACGCTCCGAATAAATACACAGACCCGGCAACAGATGAAGGTTACAATGAAGTGCTATCCTATCTCAACAAGATACATACTGAATTTGCGGAAACAGTTGCAAAGGGAAGGGGCGTATCAATAGATAAAGTCAATAGTGATTTTGGAAAAGGCGGAATTTTATTTGCAGAAGATGCCTTAAAAGTCGGAATGATAGATTTAATAATCTCTAAGGAGGAAAAGATGCCGGACACTTACACAAACGAAGAACTCCAGAGCAAGGTTAGCGAAGCCGTTGCAAAGGAAAGAGCCGAAATATCAAAGCACATTGATTTTATCGGCAGGGCAAAGAATGAAACAATTATCGCAAACATCAAAGATGGCAAAAAGTTTGAGGACTGTGTCGCAAATTATTTTGAAGAAGAATATGCGGCAAAAGCCCTGAGCGAAAAGATCGAAGACAATCCTGTTGTAACTCACACATCTAGCGACAAAACAAAAACAGAAGAACAGGTAAAAGAAGAAGAGTACAAAGAAAAACTTAAAGCAGAAGCAAAAAAACACGGTATTGAACTTTAATTTATTTAAGGAGAAAAAACAATGACGACAATTAACAACACAACTCTGGAGCTTGACAATATAAGCACCCAGATTGTAACCGTAAAAGGAACACCTGCCGCAGTGCTTGCGATCGGCAGCCTTTTAATGTTTGACAACACAGACGGCACTTTTATTACTTATGCAAACGGATCTAATCCCCCGGTTGCGGTAGTAAAAACAGCCCTTACAATTCCTGCGGGCGGATCACTTTCAGCAGAAGTTGTTTTTATGGGAAATCTTAACGAAGCACTTGTTGACCTTCCCGGTTCGCTTACACTTGACAGCATTCCCACCGTTGACGGACTTGCAGCAAGTTCAGTAGGAGCAGCAGGAGCAGGCAACACAGGCGACGGAGTTATCACAGCAACCCCGATAGTCGGAGCAAAAGCACAGACAGGCGTGTACAGAATTACCTGCATAAATGCAGATGTTGCGGGATCAGAAGTTTTCTCAGTATTTGCTCCTAATGGTGAAAGGCTTGCCGATGCAGTCACAGGCGTTGCATATCTTAACAGTCATATCGGTTTTGCCATCACCAAGCCGAGCGGATATGATCCTGATGTTGCAGACACATTCACTGTGACAATTGCAGGAATCAAGATGGCAAAATCTTTGAGGCAGTACCTTAGAGAAGTTGGTATATTCTTTAAAACATCGATTAACATTTACGAATAAGGAGAGAAAGGATGAACACTAACACCGACCTCAACACCATCTTTACGAAGTTTGTTGAGAAAATTTTTGTTGCTCCCAAAGGGCCTTTGAATTTTTTCAAAGCCGGAGAGGACACAATCACAGACGCACTCATAATTGAATATGATGCGCAGAAATCAAGAAAGGTTGTCGCAAAGGCAAAGAAAAGAGGAAGCAAGGCTACGCTTAATGGAACTGGAGCTTTTACAAACTATTCACATCAGCCCCCTGTGTATAAAGAAGAAAAAATATACACTATTCAGGAAAAAGACCTTCGCGGAGCCGGTGAAAAGTTTTATGAGAATGATCCAAGCAGACAGATGAAACTTATCAAACAGACCGCTAAAGACATTAAAGCACTTTCAGAAAAGATTAACAAGTCTTTGATCTGGCAGGCTTGTCAGGTTTTTTCAACTGGTAAAATTGCTTTTTCAACAGCCGGTTATTCTGAAAATGTAAGTGACATTGACTTTAGTTGCCCTGCCGCTCATTTTGCAACACTCAGCAATGCAGGAACAGAGCTTTACTGGAACAATGCAAGTGCTGATCCTTTGCTTAATATGGAATCACATTGCAGGCTTATCAGGCTTGCAGGCGGATCACCGGTTAAAAATGTAATATTCGGCAGAACAGCATGGCATAATTTTAAGGCAAATACAAAAGTTCTTGCAGAACTTGAAAATCTCCGTGTTAATTACGGATCAATAGATCCACAGGTTCCCGGAATGGACGGACTCGGATTTAAAGGCACTTACTTCATAGATCAGGCTCAGGTTAATTTCTGGACTTATGATGAAACCTTTATATCACCAAACGATAACACGACTGAAACAGAATTTATTGATCCTACTCATGTTCTTTTCATTGCTGACGGTGAATATGAATTGTGGTTTGCAGGCATAGATGTAATCAAAGACATATCCGACCTTGCACTTTCTGCATTCCTTCCCGGCAACGGTAATGTAAGTTTTGTCGGTGATAGAGTAGCTTCATCGCTTTATGTTGATGCAAGAGTTGATAAAGACCTTGATGCTGTGCTTATAAGAGTCCAGCAGGCTCCTCTCTGCATCCCGAAAACAAATGACACTTTTGGAAGGTTGAAAGTTCTTGCATAAAGAGGAAATAATGAAGGCAACAGTAAAATGTGATACAGTCGTTTTTAACGGTGTTTATTATGTTAAAGGCAAGGTTATAGACCTTCCCGAAGAAACCACAAAACAACTCGAAAAAAGCGGTCTTGTAGAACTTGGAAAAGAGCCGGTTATTGAAAAGAAACCCGAACCGGTAGTAAAGCCGACACCTCCAAAATCTGAACTGATAATTCCTAAAAAGATAATTGAGCCGGTTAAACTTCCCGAAATTGAAGAGCCGGTAATTGAAAAAGTCGAAGAAAAGAAACCAGAACCAGTAAAAGAAAAACCGGTAAAAAAAGAAGAACCGAAACCGGTTAAGAAGTTGGCAAAGAAAGATCCTTTTTCAAAAAAGAAAGGTAAAAAGTAAATGAACGGAGCGTTGTTAAACCAGATGCGGATAGAAGCGGCTCAAAATGTTGTGAGCGGTGGTTTTGAAACAGATATTATAATCACCGATAAAGCTGATAACACCGCAACCGTTAAAGGAATAGCAACGCTCCATTTCACGATGTTTGATCCTGAAAGCGGTTTACCGATAACGGGTCGCAACGCTCATATTGTAGTGCCTGCAAGTGAATTAAGCGAGTTTAATCTTTATACAGACACAAGAAAACAGAACAATATCAATATGAAAGACTGGAAAGTACAGTTTACAGATGCAAACAGTAAAGATTGGGTTTTTGTTTGTGGCGAAGTTAGACCATCGCTTACTTTTGGAATGATTGTGATTCAGTTGGTAGATGGAAAATGATTGATGTAGTAATAGGAAATACCGGACTTGCAACGGTCCGTGACAAACTTGCTTATATCATTACAACAGAATTGACTAATCAGAGATCACTTGCAACAGGTACATACAAAACACAGCTTGACACTTTCTGGAACGCTAACAATGAGTTGAACATATTTGTTGACAGGAATATACCTTTAGACCCGTCAGAACTTAACGGAATAGTAATTGCTCCTGTTAAGGAAACAAATGACAACGGATCGCAGGTTAGAACACAAGTGACGGCAGAATTTAACATATTCTTTCCCGGTGAATCTAACGAGGAAAACCCCGATACAGATATTAACAAAACTCTTGAGCGAATTTCCGGAGTAGTCAAGAACATTTTAAACTCCGGCGTTTATGTCACACTTGGATTTAATCAGGGTTTTATTGCAAGTCGCAAAGTGACGGAACGGAGTTTTTTTATTCCAATATCAAATGACAGTCAGAGTTTAAACGGGGTTACTTTGACCGTTATGGTCGAATATGACGAACAGCATTATTTAAAAAATCCCGTTGAATTACTTGGAAATACCACAACGACAGGAAGGTATAAAATAATAACCGATTATGAGGTAGAATAAAATGACACTTTCAGCAACCGCCCTCGAAAGAGCGGCAAGCTATGCACTCGGCTACGCATCTACGCAGGAGGGGGGAAACTACCTTCCCAATAGAATTGCGTTGTTTACTCCGATTGCAATTGGCAAACAGTCCGGCTTTACCGGATATGACACTCCGAGAACAGTTACCACTTTTAAAGAGTTTTTTACTCTTTACGGTGAATGTCCGGGAGCACAGATTTTCAGAATCCTTAAACCCGTCACAGGTGGCGGAGTAGGGAATATTCCAGTTGATGTATTCCCGATTGAAGATGATTATGGTGCGACAGCGGCAGTTGGTGCAATAACTCCGACAGGGACAGCAAATGCGGCAAACACTCACTACATTAAATTTAACGGCAGACTTACGATTGAAGGTCGTAGATGCAGTTACAGCGTTGTAGTTGGTGACACACCAGCAACAATCATAGCTAAACAGATTGCGGCAATTAACGCTTTTCTTTACAGCCCAGTTGCGGCAAGTGACGGAACAACCGCAACAACATTAACCGCAAAATGGAATGGTAAAACAGGAAATAAAATTGTAGTAACAATTGACACCAACGATGAAGATTGTGGAATAACTTATGCCGTAACTAATCCGACCGGTGCAGTTGGCGATCCCGATATTGCTGATGCACTGACAAACATGGGGAATGTTTGGTACACACATCATATCAACATCTGGGGCAGTGAACTTTTTACAACCATTGAAACAGTAAACGGCAGGCCTGACATTACAACCAATGGAACTGGCAGATGGATGGGAACAGTAATGAAACCATTTATTTCTGTTTACGGTTCAATTGAAAGCGATCCGGCAACACTCAAGGCACTTGTTGCAAGTAGAAAACTTGACCTCACCAATGCACTTGCTCCGGCTCCGCTGTCAACTGGTTATGAATGGGAAGCCGCCGCAAATATGGTCGTCCTTTCAAGTGTGATTGCCAACTCAAACGCTCATATGGATATTTGCGGAAGTGCTTATCCCGATATGCCAGCTCCGATTAATGATTATATCGGAACAATGCAGGACTGGGCTGTCAGAGATGATCTTATTGACAACGGAATATCAACAGTTACTTATAACGCATCCGAAGGTTATGTTGTTCAGTCATTTATCACACCGAGAAGGCCGGACGATGAATCACCGCTTGCAATTGATTTCAGATATGTCAGAGACATATTTGTTGATATGAACGTTGCGTACAACTACAAACTTCTTGAAGGCAGATATTTGCTCGATAAAACAGTTGTAAATGATAGTGATGTTGTAACGGTTGACGGAGTCATTAAACCCAAAAACTGGAAGTCAATTCTTTTCACAATGGTTGACAGTCTGGCAGATCTTGCCCTTCTTGCAGATAGAGAATATGCAAAGGCAAATATTACAGTTGCAATAAGTTCAACTGATCCGCAGAGAATAAACACCACTTTTTATTATAAAAGATCAGGTGTAGCAAGGAAACATTCAACAAATGCCTATGCCGGCTTTAATTTTGGAGGTTAAGCAATGAGCAGTTCAGGAGATATAACCGAAGTAAAAATCATTCACGAGGTTGTAGGCAGTCGCATATTTCAGGTCAAAGGCGGCGAAGATGTTACTTTTGATCTTGGCGGCTATACAGGCGAAAGGATGGTCACAGGTATAGGCGGTGGTCACAAATCGCTTGTAGCAAAAGCGTGGATGGTAGAAAATGCAGTTCTTGAAACAGTTCCCGGTGATGGAGGTGTTGAATTTTTACAGGATATTTCAAATAGTCCTGTTGATGCAACGATCGAGATCAGCCATATAAATGGAACAGTTTACAAAGGAAAAGGAAGCATTGAAGGTGATGTAAAGCAGGGGAACAAAGAAGGATTTACAACTGTCACTTTCAGCGGAAACCAGAAACTTGAGAAAATAGCATAATTTAATGACCGGGGGAAATTATGGAAAAAGTCACAAGAGAGATCGCAACACAGGAATTTCAGAAATGGGCGGATTTAAAGAGGCTCCGTGAAGCTGCAATTGAAAGAAGCAAAGAGCACAAAGAGGCAAGAGAAGCTATTATTGATGCGATTATGGACGGCACTCTTGAAATGAGCGAAGATGGAGTAATAACTCAAAACCTTTTATTTTCTTTATCAGAAAGCAAAAAACAGCTTAAATACAAGCCCCGTATGTTTGCTTATGAAATGAGGGCAATGGACAAGGAAAAAGAAACATCAGGAAAATCACTTGCAATGATCGGTGTTTTAACGGGTGAAATGACAACCCTTATCGGCAAACTTGACACAAGTGATCTTGCACTTGCTCAGAGCATTGCAGGCTTTTATTATTTAGTTTAGGCGATTGTGATGAAATTTATGACTGGAGATCGAGCTTTGAAAACATACTTGTTGCAGTCGCCACAACTTTTTATACATTGCCATGCTCGATCGAAGCAATGTGTCTTGACGGATGGGATTATAGAGGGCTTGTTTTCTGGTATGAAAAAGCCCGTGACATTGAAAAAGAGATGAAAAAAGGAGTTAAAAAGTAATGGCAACCGGCTATGCAATATCTACCAAGTTTATCGGCGTAGATATGATGAGCAGTACTTTCAAGAAAATGGAAAGAGCCGGCGGAGCTATGACTTCAAAGTTATCAACAGGATTTAAAGGACTCGGAAACGGGTTAAAACAATTGAATAACACTGCCGGCAAGTTACTTTCTTTTGCAGGTATGGCCGGCGGTGCTTATTTATTACAAAAAGCATTGAGGGATACTATCCAAATTGGATTATCTTTTGAGCAGACAATGGTAAATGCGGCTGTTAAGTTTGGTGATGCAGCAAAACCCGGAACGATAGGATTTGAAAAACTAAACAAAAAAGCAAAAGAGATAGGCATAACAACAGAATTTACAGCAACACAGGCCGCAGAATCTTTTAGGCTTTTAGGAGCGGCAGGATTTGATGCAGGCCAGACAATAGCGGCAAGCTCAGGATTGATGGATATGGCAACTGCCGCAGAAATTGATTTAAATATAGCAACAACAGCGGCGGCTAATTCTTTGGCAGTTTTTAACTTAAAAGTTGCAGACTCTACACAGCTTCAAAGAAACATGGCAAGAGCAAGTGATGTGATGGTTGCGGCTGTTAATGCGGCAACTCTTGAAACAGTTGACTATCTTGAAGCTATGAAGATGGGTGGGCCTGTATTCGCTTCGCTAAATAGACCAATTGAAGAGTTTGCGGCAATGACCGCCATTCTTGCAGAGTCAGGAATTAAAGGGAGCATGGCAGGAACAACACTTAAAAACGCATTGTTAAGGTTAATCGCTCCGGTTGGTGAAGGTCGGAAGGCATTAAAGGCATTAGGAATATCTGCTGCAGATAGCAACGGTGAATTGAAGCCAATGCAACAGATAATAATGGAAATTGCCAAAGCTCAAGGCGGTCAGGTAACAACACAAAAAGCGGCCACAATAAACGCAATATTTGGCAGACACGCTGTTTCAGGTATGCTGGGAGTTATGTCAAAGGGGCCAAAAATAATAGAAGAAATGGTGCAGAAAATGAACGAGGCCACTGGATCAACCGAAAAGATGGCCGCACAAATGAGAGATACAACACAAAATAAAATTAAATTGATGGAAAGTGCAGTTGAAGGATTGCAGTTAAGCATATTTGAAGGACTTAAGCCAGTTATAGTTGATGTAACAAAATTGATCGGTGAATGGTCAGGTCAGATGTCAGCATATCTTGAAAAAAACCCTGATGCAATTAAAGAAATAACTAAAACAGCGGCGGCAGTAGTTAAACTTGTTGCGGGTCTTTGGGCTTTATCGCTTGTTTTAGGGGCAATAAACCTTGTAATGGCAACTAATCCGGTTGTTTTGGCTGTTATGGCAATAATCGGAGCCTTAACGCTTATGATAATGTATTGGGATAAAGTTAAAGTTTTTGTACAGACCGTACTTGCAGGAATAGCTATACAGCTTGCGGTTTTGGTTTGGCCTATGTGGGGAATAATAGGGGTTATCGGAGCAATAGGAATAGCAATTTATTTGCTTTGGGATAATTGGAAAATAGTTGTTGATTACTGGGGAGATTCGGTAAGAACATTGTGGGCTGTTTTAAAATCATACTTTATGTCAATTGCAGAAATAATAACTAAAATGCTTTTAATCCCTATGATGGGAGTTTTAGAAATAATCAATAAAATTGCCAAATTTGCAGGATTTAAAGGTATAGATGTTGCAGTAAATGCAATTGATACGGCAATTAGAGTAGTGGCAGATGAAGCGGCAAGCAGTAGAGGTGAAGCGGTTCAGATGATAAGCCCTGAAATTACAAAAGCACAAAACGACCGCGAAACAAGAGAATATTATGAATCACGGGAAAAGAAAGATTATAGAGTTGTAATAGCCGATGAAACGGGCAAGGCTAAAGTAAGTGAACAGGATAATTTTTTTACACTTGAAAAGACAATGACACCTGCGAGGTAAAGTTGATTAAACTTGTAAGCAATTATACAAACGGTGAACTTGATATTGACAGGAAAATAAAAACCGATCTGACACTTGAAACACCTGTATTCTTATCATTATTTGGTGGCAACAAAGAAGCTGACACAAAATCAGCCCGTAACCCTGCAGGAGTAGATAATCTTGACTGGTATGGTAATGTGTTTCAACAGTCTAAAGGCAAGTCGCTTTTTAATTCAAGTTTTGAGCGTAAAACAATGGGATTATCTTTAACAAGCGGAAATATTAAAGAGTTTGAAAGATCTATAATTGAGGACTTGAACTGGATGATCATTCAGGGCATAGCCGATGAAATAAAAGCATCTGTATCAATAACCGGCAGAGATACGCTGTCAATAACAATTGAAATAATTAAGAACAAAAAAACGATCAATAAATATAACTATCTTTATGAGGTGACACAATGAACAATGTTTTTTCAAACGCAACGATAAACGGCGAAGACAGACAGGCAATAGGAGCGGTTTTGCCAGATAACATCCTTGCGGCTTTACAGACACTTGCAACTGACGCAAAACTTGATGACATTATAACGGCACTTGGTCTTATTGCTAAAGATGCAAAGGTTGATTCTCTGATAACTCTTTTAACCGCTATAAAAAACACAGACGGAATAAAGAAAATTACCGATCCTGTTTCAATAACTGGAACATTATCAATATCCGATAGCGGAGCAAAGATAGACGGCAATGCAACAGCAAGTGTCACGGCAGTCAGTTCAACTGTAACGCTGACACACAGGTCGGAAGTCCGTAATACTGGTCTAAATACTGTCTATCTTGCCGAAGGTTCTGGCGGTGCTGTTGCTGCTACCGACTTTCCTCTTTATCCCGATGAAACAATAACCCTTAAAGCAGGGACATTCGATGCTATTTGCGGAGCAGGGTTGACAAGCACTCTGAGTATTTTGAAGGTAAGCTAATGAACAGCCTGATTAAAGACACGGCACGACCGTCACTGGTCAAGCGGATAATACCACCGCTGTATAAGGATTTGTTGTTATGGACTAATAGGGAATACGACCCCACCACCCACACAATCAAATCCCGTATATCTGAATATAACCTTACTCTGAAACAGGGGCTTTGTGCAGGATTCACAACACTTTCTGAATTAGCATTTGATTCTTTGTCTGGAGTAACAATAACTGATTATGGAACTGATACAGCAGAAATAGCAATATCAGGTAACAAGATAACTTGTTCAGTTGCAGGGAAAATATTTTATATTCAGCTTAGCAATGGTGCTTACCTTGTACCTGTAGCAACAAAATTCTATGATGTTTCAGGCAATGCTTTTGCTCCGATAGGTGATTCGCTTGTTGACTTTAGTGCAAGAAGTGATGATGCACTGTTCTGGTGCGATGAAAGAGGTTTTGCAGTTACGGAAGAAAATGAAATATTACCTGCACTTGTAGCAGGTAGCGGATATGCACCTTCTGGTTATGAAATGGTACGCATAACAGCAACCACAACAGGAGCAACAGAAGATGTTGTCCTGAACAAAATAAAACTCTCAGAAGATTCAATTGTTTTCTGGGGTGACGGCGACAGCACAGCACTGACTGGAAACACAACCTATAACAATCTGACACATAATTATGCTGTTGCTGGTAGTTATCAGGTAAAGATAGCTAAAGCAGACAAGATAACAGAAATTTCCATAAATAATAGTAAGTGGAGCAATTTTACTACTTATGATCTTCGTAACTCAAATATTAATTATTTCAACATGACTGCTACGGGTAGCGGATTTACAGTTGATAGCTCCCACATGACAGGATGGACAGTTGGTAATAGTTGGTTTCTCAACTCAATGCCAGCTGGCACATACAACATTGATAGCTCGCACATGACAGGATGGACAGTTGGTGGTAGTTGGTATCTTTTCTCAATGCCAGCTGGAACATACAACATTGATAGCAGTCACATGACAGGATGGACTGTTGGTAGTAGTTGGATTCTCCGCTCAATGCCAGCTGGAACATACAACATTGATAGCAGTCACATGACAGGATGGACAGTTGGTGGTAGTTGGTATCTCCGCAATATGCCAGCTGGGACATATACAATAGGAACCGCAACTATCCGTAACTGGACTGGCGTTGACAAGATTGAACTTTACAGTCTGGTAAATACAGTAACAGAGGCGGACATTATAAAAGTTATCGAGGATATATACGCAGGAAGGCTTACATTTACACACAGTTCGGCGGTCAGTTTAAACATAGCAGGAACTAACGCAAATCTTACAGACGCAGGTGCAAGAACGAAAGTTGACCACCTGAGAGCAGGAAATGACGGAGTTAATACTTTCAGGTCATGGACAATCACTGTAAACGGATACCCTGCTTAGGAGGCATAACATGAATGTATTCTTATTAATTTTAGGCATACTGACAACAGTATCCGGACTGGTGACACTTGGAATCCTGATTTATTTCCTGAGTAAAAAAATACTCAAACCTTCTATAACAGCTTTCATAGTGCTGTTCACG